CCAGAGATGTCGTTCACGATTGAAAAAGCTACAGTTACAGCTAAAAGCAGAGCGCTAAAAGCTGAGTACACAATCGAACTCGCACAAGACCTTAAAGCTATTCATGGCTTAGATGCAGAAACAGAATTAGCAAACATTCTTTCTGGTGAAATCCTCGCGGAAATCAACAGAGAAGTTGTTAGAACTGTTAATGATCAAGCTAAGATTGAAGGTGTTGCTTCAGAAGCAAACCTAACAGGAACAGCTGTTGACGGTCAATTCAACTTAGATACAGATTCTTCTGGAAGATGGTCAGTTGAGAAATTCAAAGGTCTAATGTACCACATTGAAAGAAACGCAAATGTTATTGCAAGACAAACACGAAGAGGTAAAGGTAACTTTATTCTTTGTTCGTCTGATGTAGCTTCTGCTCTAGCAATGGCTGGTGTATTAGATTACACTCCAGCTTTATCAACAAACTTAAATGTTGATGATACTGGTAACACTTTCGCTGGTGTTCTTAACGGAAGCCTAAAAGTGTATATCGATCCATATTACGCAAGTGTGTCTACAAGACCTACAGGCGTTAGTGCTGGTGAAGGATATTGTACAGTCGGTTATAGAGGAACTAATCCTTTTGACGCTGGTGTATTCTATTGTCCTTATGTACCATTACAAATGGTTCGTGCAGTTGGTGAAGATACTTTCCAACCAAAAATCGGATTCAAAACTAGATACGGTATGGTTTCAAACCCATTCGTAGGTTCTACTCCGTCTTCTGGATTGGCAGCAACATCTACCAACTCTTACTACAGATCATTCGAAGTATTAAACCTTCTGTAAGTCGTAGTATCTAAATCATAATCGATTTCAAAGACCCTCATTAGAGGGTCTTTTTTTGCCTATACATCTTTTAGTTGTTATAAATATATACATGAACAATAAAACTTCAACACCTGACGGTAGATGGAACTGGTATGGTATCGAAGAAGAATACATTAAGGAGTATAAAATGAATGAAGGTGGAATGATTGAATTTGATGAGATGTATCACGAATTCAGACATGAAAATAGAAAAGCAGAAGTCGGAAAATTAGACGGTGTATGGGGTATCAGAATGTGGGAAAATATGGTCTGGCAGAAAGACGAATTAATCCCAGGACACAATGAACTCTATGCTGAAAATGCTGCTGAAAACTATGTATTCGGAATAAAGAACTAATATGGCACAAGCTAATTGGCAATCAGATCAACCTACTAACTTAAATTATTTAAGTCCAGTAAATTTTGATTTACAAATTAATAAACTACCCAAGACAAAATACTTTTGTACAGGTGTCACATTGCCAGGTATAAACTTTTCTGAAGCCTTACACTCTACTACATTAGCAATCAACTCATATTTACCTGGTGATAAGATAGAGTTTGATCCATTAAATATCAAATTTGTTGTAGATGAAGATATGAAAAATTATCAAGAAATCTTTAACTGGATAATGGCATTGGGACCAGGTGATGATACAGAAGACTTTAGAGATTTAGTTGGTTCTACTAAGAACGCTACTAATGCTTTTAGTAATGCTTCGTTTGAAAATATGTATTCGGATGCTACTATTATTGTAAATACATCTTCTAACAATGCTAACTTAGAGTTTATGTTTCAAGATTGTTTTCCAACAAGTCTAGGTTCTATAGAGTTTGCATCAGATCAACAAGGAGTTGAATATGCTGTTTGTGATCTTACAATGAGATTTACATTGTTCAAAGTCAAAACAAGTACTTAATAAGTACACTATATAATATATACATTATGAATTTAAAAGAAATCCAAGAGATGTGGAAAAGTGATTGTAAGATAGATGATATCGAACTTGACGCTTCTTCACTAGAAGTACCAAAACTACACGCCAAATACGCTGAACTATTATCCGAGAAGAAACTCGCTGTCATTCGTTATGAAAGAGAGATGAAAGAACTTAATAAAGATAAATGGTTATGGTATGGTGGTAAAATGTCTAAAGATAAAATTGAAGAAAAGAGTTGGGACTATGATCCATTTGGTGGATTGACAGTTCTAAAATCTGATTACGATAAATTTACTGGTGCTGATAAAGATATACAAGATTTGAATGATAAACTTGAATATCTCAGAATAACAGTGGAAGTGTTAACAGATATTGTCTCACAAATTACTTGGAGACATCAAACAATAAAGAATATTATAGAATGGCGAAAGTTCATGGCAGGCTCGTAGTAGCTAAGACCGACGAAGTATATCTAACAGTATCAGCAGAAGACTCAATTCGAAAAGAACTCTCAGAGTTTTTTAAGTTTAAAGTACCTGGTGCTAATTTTATACCTGCAGTTCGTAAAAGATTTTGGGACGGATACATTCGTTTGTTCAATCTCAACACTAATAAAATTTATCTGGGTTTGTATGATTATCTGAAAGAATTTTGTGAAGAAAGAAACTATTCTATTGAAGGATACGAAAAAGATACTGATATCTTTACAATAGAAAGATATGAAGAAATTGTTAAAGATATACCACTAAAACTTAGAGATTATCAAAAAGAAGCTGTAGCATTTGCAGCACATAATCAAAAATGTATATTAGTATCTCCGACTGCATCAGGTAAATCATTGATGATCTATAGTCTTATTCGATATAACTTTTTGAAGAAGAACAAGAAAGCACTTGTGATAGTACCGACCACATCTTTAGTAGAACAAATGACTAAAGACTTTCAGGACTATGGATTCAGAGGTGATATAGCTAAAATATATGGTGGTGATAAAGGTGCTGATGCTCCGATTGTAGTAACAACATGGCAGTCAATGATGAGATTACCTAAAGACTTTGGTAATGAGTTTGGTATGGTGATAGGAGATGAAGCACATTTATTTGCTGCTAAATCTCTTACAAAGATTATGGAATCACTTACAGAAGTGAAGTATAAGATAGGTACAACAGGTACATTACAAGAGACAAAGACACATAAACTACAATTAGAAGGTATGTTCGGTCCAGCTTACTTTGTGACAACATCAGCCGATCTAATGGCAGAAGGTACATTGGCTCAGTTAAATATTAAAGCTTTAGTACTTGCTTATTGTGATGAAGAAAGAAAATTAGTCAGTAAAATGACTTATCAAGAAGAAATGGATTGGATTGTTAGAAATGAGAGAAGAAACAACTTCATAAATAATTTAGTAAAAGATTTAAATGGTAATACATTAGTGTTATTTCAATTTGTTGAAAAACATGGTAGACCATTATTTGATTTGTTAAACAAGTTAGATAGAAAAGTATTTTTTGTCTTTGGTGGTACTGATGCACTAGACAGAGAAAAAGTAAGAGAAATTGTAGAGAAAGAAAAGGATTCAATTATTGTAGCATCCTTTGGTACATTTTCAACTGGTATCAATATAAAAAGACTACACAATGTTGTATTTGCGTCTCCTAGTAAAAGTAGAATTCGTAACTTACAATCTATCGGTAGAGGATTGAGAAAATCTGATGATAAAGAAAGTGTTATACTATATGACATAGCTGATGATCTCTCTTGGAAGAAAAACATGAATTATACACTCAATCACTTTTCAGAAAGAATAAATATCTATAGTACAGAAAATTTTAACTATGAAATACATTCAGTAAGGATACCAGCTAATGACAATAACAAAAACTAATACTTCATATCAATATTTGAGATTGAATGATGGTAAAGAATTATTTGCAATGGTTAAAGAAGTAGACGATCAATTAGAGTTACATTTTCCGATGAACATACTATGTAAACCAGCGTTGACTGGCGGTGTGACAATCCACTTAGGACCATTTGTACCTTTTACGACAGATGATTCAATGATTATTGATTCAAGTGAAGTTGTTGTCAGAACTAGTATAACAGATCAGTTTATTGATTTATATGATCAATCAATAACAACTTGGTTAGATATGAGAGATAATGATCATATACAAATAAAAACAAAAAAACAGGACTTAGAAGATCAACAAAAAGAATTTGCTCAACTAATTAGAGATAAAATAAGTAGAATAAGAAAGGAAGAAATGTGGGAAGACTTTAATGATGAAGATGATTTTTTCGAATTAGAACATTTACCTACAGACGAAGACATCATTCATTGATCTCTTTATATAATATATTACCCTTTTCCGACAGTACATACTTATTTTACAGTATGAATTAGGATCCGTCAAGCGATATTATGAAAAAAAGTAAAAAAAAATTTATTCATGTAAATCAACATAAAATCCGTGCCAATAAGAAGCATGGTACAAATGAACCCGTGATTACAATCAAACAAGGTAGTACAAACACATATTGTCATGAAGTTAAGATATTAGGTGAAAGTACAATTAGATATGGTGGTAATGAAAAACCTATATTACCTTGTGGTGCAAGAGTAGTTATTGAAACTACAGCAGACCTAGAAATAGCTTGACCTATCAGAGTTCAATAGTATAATAGATATATGACTAGAGAAAAAAGACAAACAAAGGCTTCAGTTCACTATGTAAACAACAAGGAGTTCACTGCTGCTATTATTAAACATAATATGGCATGTCGTGAAGCAATTGCTAATGATCAAGAAAAACCTAGAGTAACAGAATACATTGGAGAATGTATTTATAAGATTGCGACTAGACTATCTACTAAACCAAACTTTATCAACTATTCTTACAGAGATGAAATGATATGTGATGGTATTGAAAATTGTTTACAATATATCGAAAACTTCAAAGAAGAAAAATCTAGTAATGCTTTTGCTTATGTTACTCAGATCATTTATTTCGCGTTTCTCAGACGAATTCACAAAGAAAAGAAACAAGCAGCGATTAAACAGAGAAGTATAGAACAAGCTGGGGTCATGTTCGATACTTTTGACACGATGGATGGAAATACTACAGGTATGAACAACTCTTATGTTGACTTCTTACAAGAGAATATGAATCCGATAAATTACAAACCTCGCGGGTCTAAGAAAAAAGAAGACAAATAAATTATGAAAATAGCTTTGCTAAACGATACTCATTGTGGAGTTCGTAATAACAATCAAATGTTTGCAGAGTACCAAGGGAGATTCTATAAAGAAGTCTTCTTTCCGTACTTAGATGAACATAATATCAAAAACATCATACATCTTGGAGATTACTTCGACAGAAGACGAGATGTAAATTTCTATTCACTTCATAAAAACTATGAACACTTCATAGAACCAATGAGAGAAAGAGGTATTACTATGGACTTAATCGTTGGTAATCATGATATTTACTTTAAATCAACGAATGAATTAAATAGTCCTGATTATCTTCTAAACTTTGATAATGTAAATGTATACAAAGATCCGATAACAAAAGATTATGACGGATTAGAGATAGCTTTACTACCTTGGATTAACTCAGAGAATGAAGAAGAAGTCGAAGAATTTTTACAATTAACAACAGCACCTTTTGTTATGTCACACCTAGAAGTAAATGGTGGTATGATGAGTCCTGGTCATTTTCATGGTGGTGGTACTCCACAATCATGGTTTGAAAGATTCGAGGGAGTTTTCTCTGGTCATTTTCATCACAAATCAACATTAGGTAATATTAGATATTTCGGTTCACAAATGGAATTCACATGGAATGACTTTGGTGATGATAAACATTTTCATGTCTTTGATACAGAGACAAGAGAGATAGAGGCAATTAAAAATCCTCTAAAGATGTTTCATAAAGTATTTTATGATGATACAGACGAAACACTAATGACTATTAAGAGAAAAGATTTTAGTCAATTAGAAAACACATTCGTAAAAGTTATTGTTACGAATAAAAATGAACCCTACTGGTTTGATGTGTTTATTGAAGAACTTATCAAAGCGAACCCTGCTGATTTAAAAGTCGTAGAAGATCATAGTAATTTAGATGTTCTTAACGAAGATGAATTAGTAGGTGATGCAGAAGATACATTAACAATACTTACAAAACACATTGACAGTTTAAACATAGACGGAGACAAGACTAAACTAGATACTTTGATGAGATCATTGTATACAGAAAGTCTTGATATTTTAGTATGATAAAAATAATACAATTAATTACAGCAGAAATGATCATTGCTGATTACAATGAAACGACACATGAAATAGAGAACCCTCTTTTCATTCATCAACAAGCACAAGAAGGTGCTGGACCCAAAGTCAATTTATATCCTTACAATATTCTTGGAAATGGCAATATTATACTTAATCCAGATAATATCGTATGGACAGTTGAACCTGAACAAAAACTGAAAAATCAATATGAAAATGCATTCAGTTCTATAATAACTCCCCCTAGTCCTAAGTTAGTAACATGATAGAAGGTACATGGACGAATGAAGGTCATACATTAGAATTCACAATGAATAATGATGGGACTTGTAGAATATACGAGTCTTACGAAGCATCTCAACAAGAAATGACTTCGCATATGAGAGTGAGTTTTGAAAACGCTACAGCGTATCAAGACAAATATATTAAGTTAGGATATGATAAAATTTCATAAAGTAAGATACAAAAATTTTCTATCAACAGGTAATGAATTTACAGAGATAGATTTATCAAGAAAAAAGACTTCACTAATAATCGGTGCAAATGGTTCAGGTAAATCAACATTACTTGATGCTTTGACATTCGGTTTGTTTGGACGAGCGTTTAGAAAAATACCTAAAACAGCTCTAGTAAATTCTATCAATCAAAAACAGACAGTTGTAGAAATAGAATTTCAAATTGGTAGAAATAGATATCGTGTAATGAGAAGTATCAAACCCAATAAGTTTGAGATTTATCGAGACGGAAAACTATTACATCAAGATGCATCAGTTAGAGACTATCAAGCTATTCTAGAACAACAAATTCTAAAATTAAATTATAAATCATTTACTCAAGTAGTTGTATTAGGAAGTTCTACATTTACTCCATTCATGCAATTAAACATACCTGAAAGACGAGCTATTATAGAAGACATACTTGATATTCAAATATTTTCAGTAATGAAAGAATGTTTAAAACAAAGATCATCTTCACTAAGAAATGAATACAATGAGATAAAGACAAACATTAAGATTGGTGAAAACAAGATTCATAGTCAAGAAGAATCAATGAAACGATTAGAAGAAAATCGTGAAGAAATGATTACTAAACTTACAGCTGATATTAATGAACACGAAACTCAAATAATAGAATACAAAACAAATATTCGAGCTGATATGTCAAATGTACAAACTTGTATGAATCTAATAGAAGATGAAGATCCTGTTCGTAAATCATTAGAAGTCACTCTACAGAGTGAAAAAGAATTTGAAAATGAGAGAAGAAAATTTATTAAAGAATTAAAATTCTATGAAGATAATGACGAATGTCCGACTTGTAAACAAGATATTGAGTCAGAACACAAAGATCATATATGTACAGAAAGATCAATCAACATCAAAGAAATTGATCAAAGACTTTCAACTTATAGTGAGACTATACAAAGAATTAATAAGAGACTTGAAGAAATTAATGAAGTACATAAAGAGATAGCTGAATCTCAGAAAATGATTCAACAAGAACAG